TTGCTCTGCCATGTCAGCAATTTCAATTATATCTTGTATTTTTTTAGCCAAAACTTTTAATTCTGACCTGTCCAATTCAATAAACTCAATCATTTTTTTATCATTTAAAACTTTTACTTTTTCGATTTTTTCTTGCTCTAAAGTCCACATCAAAGACATTTTTAGAGACAAACTATTTCTGTTTTTTTCATTGTTCTCAAAAGTGTATTTCTTACCAGCTTTTTCAATTTCAAGCGGCTGATTCAAAAAGTTTGATTTAGCTTCTGCTAAGTCTTTTAATGCTCTTTCTCTTAATTCTTTTAATTTTGCATTTAATAAATCATTGTCAACTTTCCAAGCGTGAGAGTCTTTATCCCATACACTCCAGTCATTTGGTTTTGCTATTGTTACAATTGTTTCATTAACTTCATCCAAATAACTTCCATCTGATAAAGTTGTTTTACCAGATTTTATTTTTTCTACCTCTGTCATTTCTCTCAACTCTCCAGTTTTTGAATCAACAGTTGGATTATTTAATAACACTCCGGAAAATTTCATTGTTTCTTCGTTCCAATCAGGATAAAACAGATTTGGATTTTCCTTAAATTCCTCTGCTGTTGTAACTGTCGGTCGTGCTATACACTCCAACGAATTTGTTTCATAAATGTAAACTATTGTCATTTTTATCGCTCCTTTTCTTTTGTTTTTTATCATTTCAAATCTGTGCTAACTTATGAATTTGTTCAGATTTTTGAAAAATATTTACTGATTTTATTGACTTTATGCATACTTTAGATTTTAGTGATTTAATACATCTGTTCCACTATGATTTGCAAATTCGCTTGCTAAATCAATTCCAGCTGTTTTTGCAATAAGATTAATACTTGTTTTTCTAAGCGAGTGTGGATATAGATTATCTATTCCCACAAGTTTTCCGATCTTTTTCACTCTGTCTCTAATTGTTGACTTGCTCATTTGCTTAAACACTCCGTTGTATTTAGTTACAAGCAAATATTCAACGTTGTCATTTCTACATCTCAACCACCCCCTTATCAAATTTACTGTTTCCTCGAATACAGCAAACTCCACAATCTTTTGTTCTTTTTCTACTATTCCAAATATTATTCCAGCTGTATCAATTATCAAATTAAATATGATTCTATCTTGTAAATCATATCGTTTATCCATTTCCATTTTTATGTTAATCTCAATTATCTCTTTATTTGTAAGATAATAACTGTTTCTACGTTTTTCTACATCTGTAACTTTCAGCCTATCAAGTTTATCCCTGAACGGATGTGTCGCTATCAAATCCCGCTTAACTGCCCAAATGTAAAAGCTACTTATCGCCGTTATTTTGTTATTAATAGTCCGTGCATTATTCCTTTTTACTTCTCTGCAATATCTTATGTACCGCTCTAGTATACTCACAATAAATTTTAATGTATCTTTACTAAGCAAGTAACGATTATTTTCATACTTTTTGACATATTCAACAAACTGTTTCATATTGTTAAAATACGTCTTGTAAGTCGTATTCTTAGTTGCCTCATTCTTCGCTATACAGCTGTTTAGATACTCCCAATAAATTTCTGCATTTCTTCCTTTCGATTCTTGCAATTCCATTTTTTTTATCATCTCCTCTATAATATTAATATTAATATTAATATTATAGACTGGAAAATTTGTCTGAATTTGAAAGCATAAAAATTAATATTCTAAACGGATATATAAAATTTGCGAAAACAGGTAAAGCTGTTAATTGTTCGGTTTATCTAGAAAATTTAGTTTCTAGAATGTCTTATAAGGATGGCGATATTATTTGCCAGTATCCTGCAAATTTTTTTCCGAAAAACGAATACATGAACATGGAATTCGCTGTTATCACGGTCGAGAAAAATAATTTAAATGGGACTACAAGACTAATTCCACTTCAGCAAGGTATAACAATTTGGGGAGTCTCTGGGAAAGAGTTTTGGCAGATAAAAGGAACTGCTAATTACTTTACTTCATAATCAACTGGAAAATTTATGCGAAATTAAAGAACATACTTTTACTGCTCCGAACTTAACGTATGCTAAAGTAATAAAAATTGGGAAAACAGCAGTTCTAAGTGTAGACAGTGCTTCTTATTTCAACAATAAAAACAACAAGGATACATTGTTACAATTGCCTGTGGAATTTGCTCCAACTGTATTTTTAAACATTTCAGCAAATAATCTTGAAGGAAATTTCACAAATTTTATTCTTGATGAAACTGGAAAATTGACTTTCAAACAGAACAATACAAAAAATGGATCTTATTTATTTACAGTTGCGTATATTTGTAAATAACTAAAGTGGAAAATTTATTCAAAGTTAGCAAGGAGGGATCTGTGCAAATTGGACCTTTGCTGATACAGTGGGGGTATATTAATAATTTTAGCGGCCATTATACCTTAGTTTTTCCTGTTCCTTTTCACGAAGGAACTATACCTGCTATAACAATTTCTACTTGGCAATTTTCTGAAATGCCACTTCATAACGGAAGGACTAATAAAGTATGCCCTTTTTACTCGAACAATCGGGTTTCAATCGACTGGATAGCAATAGGAATGGCTTAATCAAATATTCTGAACTAATCATAATAGAAAAATGTTACTGAATTTATTAAAAAAAGTGAAATATTTTTATCTTGGCTGACAAGATATACGTTTTGCGAATCTGTTGTGATTACTAATCTTTGAGATAACATACTAGAAACGTGCTCAAAGCAACTTTCTCCTTTTGTGAAAATTATTTTATTA